ATGATATGTTTATGGAGGACCAGAGAGTCTATGGAAATGTTCAGTAAGCAAGAATACCAGGAAGCACTTTTTGGCGGTGTCTTCAACGTCACCTTTACCAAGGCAGACGGAACCACGCGCCAGATGTTGTGTACTCTGAGGGAAGAGTTCCTTCCTGAAGTAAATCCTGATAATGCATCTTCTCGTAAGGAGAATGATGATGTTGTCAATGTATGGGATGTTGAAAAGGATGGATGGCGTTCGTTCCGAATCGATTCTGTCATCTCATTTGAACCACACTTTGAACCCGAAGAAATGCAAGGAATCTAATATGTCGAACCTCAAGAATATGATCGAACTCAACCGCCGTGCTGATGAGCATCTGGCGGCTCGCGAGAGTCGTCTAAAGCAGTGGCTGCGTGAACTGTTCCGTGGCAAGCAGGACGAATAAATATGCCATGGCCAAGAACTAATCGCCCGCGCAAGGGCCGCCGCAAGGTCGGTAGTGCCAAGCGAAAGGCGCGTAACAAGAGAAAGAAGTAACACATGGGTAGAAGCCGATCCGAACGTAGACACCATCACAATCGTATGGTTGAGAAGGTAGATAAGTTCCATTGGCTTCAACCCAAGTATTGGGATCATCCCGATTACAACCGCGACAAGCACATCAAGAAACTGGCAGAGAACCGCCAAATTTGTTCCTGCCATGCATGTTGCAACCAACGAAGAAATCCGTGGGCAAAAGGTGAACGTATCACGATGCAGGAAAGAAGAATGAAGGAATACGAAAAATACGATGAGTGCTGATAATGGAATTTACATTCTCCAGACCAAGGGTCCTGAATACAGGGTAGCATACCATCAGAACATTGATGCTGTGTATGGGGAATTCTCAGACGAATCTTACCAGTGGCAGGGTGATCCTGTCTCCATGATGGAATACTTCGGTAATGCTCCAGTGTTTACCGACATAGAAGATGCCCTTGACAAAGCAGAAGAACTAGTGTACAATTATGACTATCTTGAGGACGGAATCTGCGTACTATCAGACTTCGCCGAATGGGATTTCAACAGTCTAAGGGAAAACTATGGCAAAGAAAACCAAAGCAGTCAAGGCACTTGATGCCGTCCACTTTGGAACGGAACCTGACTTGAGGGGTGAGGTCGACCGTGTAGATATTATGAAGGCGTACAATTGGTATTCATACAACTGTGACGCCGATCAAGCGAAGAATTGGATAATTGAATACCTCAAGGAATTTCACAAATCAGAAAAGGAACTAATCAAACATGTCACCAGAGCAAATAGTAACAGTATTGGGAATACTGTTGGTTGGAACTGTCGTATACTACTTCTCGGCGGCTCACTTCCGGAAGAAATCAAAGAGCGAACCGACAACCGTATCAGAGCCCTTGCCAGAACCGATAGTGTACACGGAGAACTTCGTGACACCGACTCCAGTTCTGGAATCGGAACCCGAGGTAAAGCCAGCCGCAAAGAAGCGGAAGTCGGCACCGAAGAAGACAACGCCGAAGGCAAAGAAGTCCAAGTAAAGCGGACTGTCTCGATTCAGGAACGTGTGATCAACCGTGCAAACGAGTTGATCGCCGATCTTGAAGTCCAAATCGACAACCATTATCGTGACGGTTCTGTATTCAGGCCGTCCGATTGGTTGTCTCGCAATGACGTCAAGCCCGCGATTGCTCAAAGAATCGCGGACTACTACAAGCCACTCTACTCTGAAATCTTCGATGCCTATCAGGGCAAGGACCCCCAACTCAAGGAAGCATATTCTTCTTGGAAGAAGACCAAGTTGAAGTTGTATCTTGAGTTTATCAAGTCTATTGTCTCTGATGCGGAAACACGCGCCTCTACCGTCAAGGTTCGCAAGGCGCGCAAGAAGAAGGAGAAGACTCCTGCCCAGATCGTCTCCAAACTCAAGTACAAGGAAACAGATGAAACGTACTCTCTACAGTCGGCTAGAGCCACTGATATACCGGGATGCTCTCAGCTTTGGTTGTTCAACACCAAGTACCGAACTCTTGCTGTTTACAATGCTATGGGTCCTACTGGAATTGGTATCAAGGGTAGTACACTAACTGGATTCGATGAGAAGACTTCAGTGGTCAAGAAACTGCGTAAGCCTACTGAACAACTGAACAAGTTGAAGGACGGCGGCAAGATCATCCTGAGAAAACTCATGTCTGAAATCAAGTGCAAAGAGAAACCTGCGAATGGTCGGATAAATAAGGATACCATTCTAGTAAGGATCGTCAAATGACCAATGTGTTCTCATTCCCTAAAGACAAGATCGTTCGTGAGGTGCCTATCAACATTGAAGAAGTAGAAAAGGTCAAGGAGAAGGGCAAGCAAAACTATGCTGACGGTATGTCGGAAGAGATTGCTGCGTCACTCCTGGTCGAACTCGAAAACTTCGGTGTAGACACCGCACGAACAGACTTCAACAAGGACTTCGTGTTCTTGGCAGATGTGATCAAGTGTTTGATCTATCGCAACATGGACCTCAGCCACGGTCTCCAGACATTCATTGATGAGAACGTAATCATCATGCCATCTGGATCTGTTCCTCCTGAGGTTGAAGATGAACTACTCAATGATAATGATGAAACAAACGGGTGATAAGTGGCAGTTCTAGTAGACCTAAATCAGGTCCTCATTTCCAATCTAATGATGCAAATCAACTCAAACCCCAAGACCAAACTGGACGAGGGTTTGATTCGTCATATGGTGCTGAACAGTCTTCGCTCCTATGTGAAGCAGTTCAAGCAGAAGTATGGCAGCATCATCATCTGTTGCGACAATAAGAAGTATTGGCGGCGCGATGTTTTCCCCTTCTACAAGTCCAATCGCAAGAAGGCCAGAGACGACTCTGGTTTTGACTGGACACTGATCTTCGAAACTCTCAACAAGGTTCGTGATGAACTCAAGGAGAACTTTCCATACAAGGTCATCGATGTTGAAGGTGCCGAGGCAGATGACGTCATTGCCGTTCTGGCAGGTCGTCTATCGGCAAACGAAGAAATCCTCATTCTGTCGTCGGACAAGGACTTTGTTCAGCTACAGAAGTATGGCAACGTCACCCAGTATTCTCCCATTCTCAAGCGGTTCGTCAAGACCGATGATCCGGCCCTGTATGTGAAGGAACACATTCTCAAGGGTGACCGCGGTGACGGCATCCCCAATTTCCTATCTGCTGATAATGTCTTTGCCGTTGGTGAGAGACAGAAGACCATAAATACCAAGAAGTTGACTGAATGGATGAAGCAGTCTCCAGAAGAGTTCTGCACCACCGATACGATGCTTCGCAACTACAAGCGAAACCAAATGCTGGTGGACTTTGACTATGTTCCTGAAAACATCAAGACCAAGATTGTCGAGGAATATGAAAACAGCAAAGCAAATAGCAGGCAGAAGTTGTTCAACTACTTCATCACCAACAAACTAACCAACCTGATGGGTGTGATAGAGGAATTTTAATGATAAAGAATGTTTATGAAATACTTGACGAGGTTGCTGCTGCTCCAACAGATGAAGCACGCCGCGCCATTCTATTCTACAACGACAACCATGCACTACGCCGTGTTTTGAGAGCGGTGTTTCATCCTCACATTCGGTTTGTTATCGACAAGGTCCCCAACTACAAGCCTTCAGATGCACCTCCCGGATTGTCGGATGCAACCCTTCATACACAGATAAACAGAATCTATCTGTTTGAAGAAGGCAATCCAAACGTATCACCAAACCTTACACCTGAGCGGAAGCAACAGTTGTTGGTGCAGATACTCGAATCGCTAGAAGCGAAAGAGGCAGTCGTGTTTATGAACACTCTGCTGAAGGACCTCAAGGTTCCGGGATTGACGAAGGAACTGGTAGAAGAGGTGTTTCCAGACTTATTGAAGTAGAGCATTACAAACAGTGAGACATTATTGCGTTTTTTGTCGGAGGAAAAATGGCAAAGAAAAAGTACAAGTCGAAACTGCAAAAGGTTCTAAATGAGGAATGTGAACTCACATACGAAACTACGATTGAGGATTGCCAGAAGTGGTTCAATATCCTCAATCGTGAAATATTCAACAACGTCCTACCCCCTGTCCACGAAATCGACATTCGCTGGCGCCGTGGATGCCACGCCTATTACTACTACAATGAGAAACTTCCGGGCAACGGAATGACTAGACTTCTCATGAACAAGCGATACAAATCCAAACAGTTCTTTGTTGAGGTGCTTGCCCACGAAATGGTGCACCATCATCAATACATCTACAACGAGGAGATGGGTCACGGCTCTTCGTTCTTCAAATGGCGTGATCGTTTCAATAAGAAAGGCTTGAATCTAGTCAAGGCGTATTAGCATGAAGTACAAGAAGACACACTATGGGACTCACGAAATCGTTGATGATGAAGACTATGTGGATATGCGAAAAGGGGTCAAGAGACGTCCAATTCGCAATTGGACTAAAGCATGGATCGATCATGAGACAGAAGCAGATGAAATAGACGATTTCTACCGTACTAAGAGTTGATTCTTAGACTGAGAATAGTTTCTCAAATCTAACCATAGGTCAAGATTGGTTATGCGTGGCGCGCATACCTGCTATGCATAACCTTTCCTTGAAACTGACCCTGTTGATCACTATATTATGTGTGTAACAACGGAGACTACCCTTATGGCTATCGCCTGGACCAAGCATCATGTACGAGACGGTGAAACGCGCAACTCCTACGAGAATCGCGTTTTGAGCGTAGAATACAACAAGACCGTGCAGGTCATGTCTGATATCTGGGCGGGAGCGGATTATGCTCTTGTCTGGGATGACGAATCAAACACGGCACAAAACATTTGTGTCAACCTTTACGACATGAACCCCTCCGACTGGAAACCCGCAAAGATCACAGTTGACGCGACCGATGAGGTCCGGGCGAAGTATCGGAAGATGATTGTCGACCGCACAACCCAGCGTCGAGTTGAAGATGAGGAATTTGCTGCAAAGCAGATTCAGAAGGGTTGTATCGCCAAGGTTGTGAAGGGTCGCAACGGGCAGGGTACTGTCGGCAAGGTTGTAGTCGTGATAAATGCGTCCTACGGCATGGGTTGGCGATCTTCGGTTGAAAAGAAGTTGGGCATTGCAACTTCTGATATCATGTACAAAAAGGCACTTCCTAACGGGAAGATTGTAGACGCGCACAAGGACATGGTATGGGTCTGGGCGCGCAATGCTGTCCGCCTTGACGTTCCTACGGTCGACCGTGACGCTATCCGCCGTGAGGTAGAGCAGTCTATCAAGGTCTAATCACCCCCGCCACCGACCGCCTCTGGTGATCGGTGGCTATGCATTTGTTGCATACCTGCTATGCACAATGCCCCCTTGTAAATCCCCCTTGTAATCACTACATTAGATGTATGGCAAGAAAGCGCAGAACCGACCGCAACCATATCGTGTATAAGTTGCAGGTTAATACCAAGGTCTACATTGGGGTCACTTCGGTCGAAAACCGCAACCCTGAGTATAGTGCTGTGCGCCGCTGGCAAAAGCACGTTTCCCGCGCATACCGCGAGGACAAGAACTGGAAGTTGTATGACGCGATTCGCAAGCACGGACCTGAAAAGTTTCAAGTTTCTGTCGTAGAAGTTGTGCGCGGCAAGTCTGCTGCACATGAGCGGGAACGACAACTTATCAGCGAGTTGCGTCCGAAACTTAACACTGACGTTAGGGTAAAGAAGACATGCGCTTGACGCATGGCTGCTATGCCCTTTCACTCCTTGAAAAACCGGGTTGTGGACACTATATTATGTGTATGAGAGATTTCCCCCGCGCCTTCGCCTATCTGACCAGTGAAGATTTCATCTTTGGGTTGTTCCCCCTTTTCGGGTTCTCCCTGCGATGGAAGTCTGCTGAAGACGGCATCACCCCGATCATCCCCACCTTCACCCGCATTCGTTACTCCTAAGAGGTCCCCTATGGCTCGTAAGATCAAGTTGCCCGATACTGTCGTCCGTCATGAAAACGTAAACGTTCGACTCGCTGTGGTCCAGTTGGAACACGCGGTCGCCGCTGCCAAAAAGGGCAATGTGGAAGACATGGCAACCTACATTCGTCTTGCTCACATGTTTGAGCAAGACATCCCGAACGAGATTCGATTCCCCACCAACATTCCTTATGGAGCAGTCCTCTAATGGCTAAGTCACGCAAGACCGTCGATATTGAATCGATTCTCAACTACGCAAACGGTTATCTCGCTTCTGATTACCCTGGCGGTGACACCAAGACCGAGATACATCGGCGCCAAGGTGTTATCGACATGATCGAAACGATTCTCATGAAGGCAAACCGCTATCGCGGGTTCTTGTATCTGAATGATACTCAGATCACCAAGTCAATTCCGGGCATTCGTCCTTATCAAGACAAAATGTTCGAAAACACTGATTCCACTCGTCGGAGGTATGTATAATGGCTAACGTCAAGATCAACGTCATCGGCGCAAACATGACTGCGGTTCATCTGCCGAAGGGCACCGTGCTGTTCTCTTATGAGACTCCGGTTGCTGCTTATGTGTCGGGTCGCGGTTGGGTTCGCACCGCTGAGAAGTTCTCCAAGA